GGTTGCGTTTGCAACTACGTAAGGCACATCTGAGTTTGTTGATTGGAACACAATAGAAGATAGTGCTATTGGAAAACAATCATAGAATTGAACACTTTGATTCGATGTATTCACGTTTGATAAAATTTGTAACTGTGCGTCAGAATAATTTGTAGCAAGTTCGCTGATGGCTGCGATTTGCGCTTCGTCAACCAATTCAACATATTGTGTATATGACTCAGGGAATCCCAAGGCAACCATCCAATTATATACGGCTTTATAATTTGCCATCTCCTCATCAACCATAAAGCGTATTTCAAAGGCATCATATGTGAGTGTTTCGCCAGGAACTGGAACACGTGCGAAAGGGGTGCCAAACTCTGGCTCACCCAGTGATAGTCCAGGCAAGTTTACCTCTTGCGCGAAAAATGTTAGATCTGGTAATTTGTTTATTTCAAATCTAAATCCATTGGGACTTAGGAAGTTTACATTGTCTGGTACAGTACCATAAGTGTTTTGTGTCATTGGTTATCTCTCTGTTTATTGAGATGGTCGCGAAGATCCATAACTTTTTCCTGCTTGATCATTTCAATAATATCATTAGTAAGTCGTATTTCTTTTTGAATAAAAAACATCTTCTCCTGCAGTTTTTCAAGCTGTTCAGCATAAAACTGCATCTCTTTTTCTTTCCGTACTTTTATATCAATAAGGTCAGAAAGTATGATTACCTTTAATTCGCTCATTATACATCTATTTATATAATAAAAAAAGGGAGCCGAAGCTCCCTTTTAAATACCACTCTTATCGGTGGTTCAACCAAAATTACATTAGGTTGTTTACACGTACTTTGCGGTAGTAGTAGTTCTCGCCAGCAACCATGTTGCCAGAACCGTCCAATTGAACGAATGGATTTGAGACCATGCCGTAGCGAGTCTTGAAACCAATCTTTGGTTGGAAAGTAGCTGGATCAACTGCACGAACCAATTGTAATGGAACGTATGGGCAGTAGAACAAGCCAGCGTCAAAAGCGGATGCGCCTTTGTAGCCAACTACGAAGAACTGTTGACCAGTACCTGCAGATGCGTTAGCAACGGTATATGGATCAACATATACTTTGTAACGACCATTTAGAACACCAGCGAATGTTGTTGAAGACTCATCAACATTTAAGCCATTGTTACCAGCAAGAGCTGGTGTATAGTCAAGAACACCTGCCATTGCCATTGCAGAAGCAACGTCGCTAGAACAGATGATAAAGTTACCACGACCACGACGAGTTGTTTGGGCAATTGCATTTGCTTCACGCTCGATTTGGAACATTAGACCTTTGAATTTTTCAACAGACCAACGACCATTTGCGTCAACGTCTAAGTCGAAAATACCTGCAGTTGCAGTACCTTGTTGAGCACCAACTTTAGCGCCACTGTATACAGTACGGATAACTTCGCGATTGATTTCAGCAAGAATTTCTGTAGAAAGAATGCTTGACAATTCGCCTTCAGCATCAAGACCATGAACAGCTTTCAAGTCTTGTGCTAGTTCAACTGAGTATTCAGCTTTTAGAGCACGAGTCTTAGCAACTACGCTGGTTTTCTCGATTGAGAATGCCATTTCGTTGAAAGTATTTGCGCCACCTAGATCTTCTGCGTTAGCAGTAGTCATACCAGTACCAGTTGTGAAAGAACCAGCGTATGGGTTAGCACCAGCGTGAGTACCTGTACCAGCGAAGTCTGTATCAGCTTCGTTGTAAAGAGCTTCAGTACCACCTTGTGTGCTATACTTGCTCTTCATTGCGAAGATTAGACCTGTTGGTTGTGTCATTGGTTGTACACCGCAAATGTCATAAGCGATCATTTGTGGAGCAGCACGACGCACTAGGCTGATAAGAACTGGGTCATAGCCAGCCATATTAGCGTTAGAGCCAGAACCACCAAGTGAAAGACCAGTACCGCTAAAGTTAGCAGGAACTGTTTCAAACAATTGTTGACGCTCTTCTTGTAATGCTTTTTCTTGGTTCTCTAAAAGAACAGCAGTAACTTCCTTACGGTAGTTATTGGTAATAGCAGGCATCGACTCGTGATCGAGGATCGGTGCCCATTTTTTAAGTAGTTCGGTTCTATCCATTATTTACTCCTAAGATTTGGATTGTTATTTTTTTGTGTTAAATGCGTTCAAATATGCTTTTACGTTAGGATCAATTACTTTTTCCTCACGTAGCTCTTCGACTGCACTGTCTGTTACTACAGACTTAACTTCTGAAGATGCCTTTTTAGCAAAATAGTTCTCATGAATTGTTTGTAGCTTTTTCTTAAATGATTCTGCATCATCATAAGATAGTTCTTCAGACAAAGACTTAAACTTCTCAACTTCAGTGTCTGTCATATCTTTAACGAAAGCATCAACTGTTGCCTTGCGAGCAGATTCATTGATTGTTTTTGTTAGTTCGATATTCTTAGCAACTGTTTCGTCAAGTTTTGATTCGAGAGATTGAAGTGTTTCTTCCATATCAGCTAACACATCGAAACGCTCTTCAGGAATTTCGATATACGATTCTTGGAACGCAACTTTCAACTTCTCAATAAAGTCTTCCATGATTTCAGACTTAATACCAGATTCTAGGGCAAGTTCATTATCAGCAATCCACTGCTCAACCATATAGTTGAGATAACCATCAATCTTTTCAACAAGACCCTCTTTATAATTCTCAACTTGCTCAGCAAGTTTAGATTCATACTCTTCGTCGAGTTTAACAATTTCTTGTTTAACTCTTGTTACTACTGCTGCTTCGAAAATAGTAGCAGCTTTAGTTTTAAATTCTTCAGAAAGTTCTTCGCCATTTACAAGAGCAGCAACATCTTCGCTAACATCGATAGTAAATTCGCGAGTCTTAACTTCATCTTCAACGACTTCTTCTTCTACAAGAGTTTCGTCTTCGATTACTTCTTCTTCTTCTTTGACCGCTTTAAGATTTGATGACTCAGGAGCTGAAGCATTGCTCTTTACATCGCCCTTCTTGGTAGTTGGCGCTGTCGGCTCGCGAACATCATTTTTCTTATTGCTTGGTTCTTGGTTTTCTTCGCTCAATGCTGTTTTAAGCTGATTTGATTCAGCCAACATCTCTGCGATTTTCTTTTCAATTGACATCTTTGATCTCCTATAACTGGATAAGTTCTATGTAATTATTTATAAATTATTTGATTTTACTCAAAAAATTCTGGAAAGCACGGACTTTGGCTTCCGTTAAATTCTTTGATGAAGTTTTACGAATTACACGCTTCACTTCATCTATATGTTTCTCCACAAATTTCCCATTAACGAAAACCCATTCCTTGCCTTCCATAATGCCACGAACGAAAGCATCTGGGGCTGAAGGGTCAGCAACGATATCTGCTGCAGTTGACAGCGTAAAATCGTCTTGAACAATCTGAACACCATCTTTGTTTTCTTTTAGTGTACCAATTGCTCGACTAGAAACACCAAGATTTGCGCCACCATCTAAAAGACCTCTAGCAATCATCCCGTTCGGTGTTTCTAAAATTTTTGCTCTTCCATAATAGTTGGAGCCTTCTTTTCTCAACTCAGTAATCATATGTGATACTAAGTGAAGATTTATGCCTGGACCATCAGGATGACCCAACTCTCCAAAGGCACGATTATTCTTAACTGTTTCTTCCATGTAACGAGCGACTTCTTTATCCATAACTTCAGATGGATACATGCGCCCATTCTTATTCTTTAGGTCAGCTTGTAGAAAGATACCTTCGATAAAGTAGTCTTTCTTCTTTCCTACTTTTTCTTCTACGATAAATCTAACGTCTTGAACTTCTTCTCTAATTAGTTTCATAGATTAACTCCCGACCACAGCTGGGTTATCTTTAATACCGAATGCACCAGTTTCAATTGGATCAGTGTAACCATCAAACTTCTTAAGTTTTAAATTGATCATACCTGCGCCAGCGAAAGTAACAACAATATCAGATGCTGGTTCATCAATAACAACAAACTCAGAATCAACAAAAGATCCTGTACCATGATACGTTGCTACGACAACACTATTTCTTGTTAATGTTATACTTGAACTTGAAGTAAAAGCAACTTGTGTAATAATAACTTTTTGCGTTAAGCCAGATGTTACTTCGTTTGTCAGTTTTAAATCTGTTGCTAAAGAAATTGTAGAAGTATCAGATGCAGCTGTTGCAATAATTCTTACATTTGCGTCTTTATTTGTTTTTTTAGTGACTGTTTTTGTCGCTGCCATTACTTTGTCCTTTAGATTTCTTTAACTACACGCATAAAATTTTCTTTTGACTCTCTCATGTATTGCACCACATCAGCACGATCTCTCATTAACATATTTAGTTTGTTTTGAGTGGATTCGCTAATAGCAACTACACTTTTGTCTTCGAGCGTATAATCTAGTTTACCTGCAATTAATGAAGAGTTTAATTTCATTTCTAAAACTACAGGGTCTATGGTAAAAATATTAGAAGAAGCCAATTCAATATATGATTCTACAAGAGTATCGGTTATTTTTTCAATATTATAATGTTTCTTGATATATGATGCTACCTTATTTTCAGGTATCGTTAAGTCTATGTCTTCTAATATTTCTAATGTTGTTATGTGATCTTTACAGTATTTTTTGGCTTCTTCCAAACTGGAAAATTTTTGTTCATGTTTTTCGTCATTTATGAACACACTAAAATCTTCTGTAATTTTTACAGAAAACTTATTTTTACCATATGTAAATGACTCTAATACATTGGTCATATGGTAAAGGTTTTTTCTTAATGACGAAAAAGATAACATATTATTCTACTGATGAATCTTCTTCAGATTCTTGCTCAACAGCT